AACACAATGGAAAACAACACAAACTTAGGTAACGCAACAGAGGAAATCGTAGTAGCTAGTTCTAACGGTTGTCTGAAGAAACTCGGAATTATTGGAGGTATTGTAGCGATTGGTGTAGCTGGATACTTCGTAGTAAAGAAGATCAGAGACAACAAAGAAGCAGCTTTTGAAGATGACTTCGATACGGAAGACTTAGGAATGTTAGACGAAGACATTGAGTCTGAAGAAAACTAAAAATTGAATATGGAAAATTATATGTGAACGATAGGAGAGTACCAAATTGCTGGTGCTTTCCTTTTTGTTTTTTCTGAAAGGAGTAATTGTATGAAATATCGTTATGACGGTCCAGTAATGGAATTTGACACGTTGGTTGCTAGTCGATGGAAAGGAGAGACAATTGCTCCATCAGAGCAAAAAGCAAGAAATAACTTAGCTTATCAATTTAAGAAGAGCAACAATCGTATTGCCGGAACTAAAATTACTCTCCCTGGCAAAATTATTATGGTTGGCTGAAAGGAGAATGTATGAAAGAATACAAGTCAAACTCGAATAAATCGAGAGAAAAACTTGACAAGCAACTTCCGAATGAAGAACCAAAAATTACAAAGGTTATTAGCGGAACTGCAAAAACCAAGAAGAAAAATGGCGTACAAAAATTTGCAGATGTATTTATAGCCGAAGATATTGCAAATGTAAAGTCATATATTCTTAATGATATTATCATTCCGACGATTAAGAGGGCGTTATATGACTCTTTTACGGACGGCTTGGATATGATGTTGAACGGTTCATCCGGGCAGAGATATCGCAGTAGACGAGATGGAAGTAGATATTCCTATGATAAAGCATATTCTCGTGCTAGTTATCAGAGAGATGGTCGAAGTGAACCGTCATCAAGAACACGAAGTAGTGGATTCGATTATGATACGATTCTGTTCTCAAATAGAGGAGATGCAGAAAGAGTATTGATGGAGTTAGAAGAACTGATTTCAATCTATAAGATTGCTAGTGTTCAGGATTTATATTCTGCAGCTGATTTATCATGTCCATATACTTACAACAATTATGGTTGGACTGATTTGAGAAGCGCAGAGGTTATCAGGGCAAGAGATGATGACGGATATTACATTAAATTGCCGAAAGCATTACCTATTAACAGATAAGGAGAAGCAATATGTACGAATGTGATGATAAGATGGTAAGTCATCCCGCACATTATCAGAGTAATACAGGTCTCGAAGTAATCGATGTTATCGAGGCCTTTACTTTTGATTTGAAGGGCATTGAAGCTGTAGATACGGCTAACGTAATTAAGTATATTTGTCGCTGGAAAGCTAAAAATGGTTTACAGGACTTACAGAAAGCAAAATGGTACTTAACTCATTTAATTGAACATATCGAAAAGTTGGAAGGAGAAAACAAAAATGAAAAAGAATGAATTCATAACTAAGGTAAGCGGCTCTGTTCATAAAATTGGATTTGAACTGAAGAAACACAGCCCAGAAATTTTTATTGCTGTAGGGGTTGTAGGTACGGTAGCGAGTGCTGTTATGGCATGTAAAGCAACTACAAAATTGAATGATATTTTGGAGGAATCCAAAGAGCAGATTGATGCTATTCATGAAGCTCCTCAGAAAGAGGAATTAAAGGATAGATATGATGAAGATATGATGCGTAAAGATTTGGCATTGGTGTATTTCCAGACAGGCGTTAAGGTTGCAAAGTTATATGCACCGGCTGTTATTCTTGGTACTTTATCTATTACCAGTATTGTCGCATCTAACAATATTCTCAGAAAGAGAAATGTAGCACTTGCAGCGGCATATGCAACTGTTGATAAGGGATTCAAAGAGTATCGTGAACGAGTAGTAGAACGCTATGGTGAGCAGGTAGATTATGAATTAACCCACAACATCAAAACAAAAGAGATTACTGAAACCGTTGTTGATGAAAAAGGTAAAGAAAAGCAGGTTAAGAAAACTGTAGAAGTTGCTGATCCGAATGTAACTAATGATTACATTAAGTATTTCACACGTTCAAATCCTTATTGGGATGATACGCCGGATTATGTTGAACTGTTCTTACGCTCTCAGCAGAACTATGCAAATGATCGTTTAAAGGTTGATAAAGTATTAACCCTTAATGATGTATATGATTCTCTTGGATTCCAGAAGACAAAAGCCGGTATGGTTGTCGGTTGGGTATTTGATGAAAACAACGAAGATGGTGATAACTTCATCGAATTCAATGTTCGTAAGGTTTATATTCCGAATGAATACGGTGAAGAAGAATTAGCTTATGCTATTGATTTCAATGTTGATGGAAACATTTACAATAAAATGTGAAGGTGGGATCTGAATTTACCATTTTCGGGAAATATTGAGCAGGATATGATGGATTACCCTTGGTTCTTCATGTAGGAACTAATGGTATTTTCATTCGAAAGGAGAAAAAATGTATATATTATTATGGTTTATGACGACATTTATGTTGTGTTTCTCTGAACCAATAGTAATTCAAGAGGATGTTCAAACCGAGACGGTATCAGTAGAGGTAATAGAATCACGAAGCATAGTACGAAAAACCGAAGTAAAAACTTTGGAACGTAAGTGTCCGTACACTGACGAAGAAATAGAGTTAATTGCTCTTGTGACGTTAGCGGAAGCAGAAGGAGAATGCGAAGAAGGAAAGCGATTAGTTATTGACACTATTTTAAATCGGATTAGTTCTTCCTATTTTCCAAATACAGTCGAAGAAGTTATTTATCAGCCTTATCAATTTTCTTCAATGTGGAATGATAGATATACTCGTGTAACCGTTACAGATGATATTTGTGATCTGGTTCGAGAGGAAATCTATAATCGTCTGAATTCAGAAGTTATATTCTTCACAGCGAATGATTATGGAGAATACGGAGTACCAATGTTCCAAGTTGGTAACCATTGTTTTTCAAGTTATGAATGAAAGGAGTGTTTGTATGGGTAATGTAGGATTGATTTCTTATGTATTCGCAGCAATGGCAGGTATTTGCTTTGTTAAAGGTCTTGTTTTGTTATCTAGCGAAAGGGGGTAGCTTCTTATGTTAGAGGGTTTTGAAGCGATTATCTCTATGCTGGATTATTCACTTGATACAAAAAGGAAACGACACATTGTTGGTGGGGCATTGCTGAGTATTTCATTATTCTTCGGAGGCTTAGCATTCACTACCATGACACTACGAATGGAAGGAGAAAAAGATAATGAGTAAATTATCAAACGCATTGATATTTGTGAGTGGTTGCGCAGTAGGCGTAGTTGCAACTTATCAATATTTTAATAAGAAGTATGAAGAAAATATTGCTGAAGATAGAGAATCCATGAGACAGGCAATTGCCAATATTAAATCTGAGGGATTAGAAGAAGCTATCAAGGCAGCGGAAGCAGCAAAAGAGAAACCGGAGCTTTCTGAGTATACTGCAAAATTGCAAGAGAATGGATATACGAACTATTCCGCAATTAGTAGCGATACTCCTGAGAAAGAAGAGCCGGACAAAGAAGAAATCGATAAACCTTATGTTATTTCGCCAGATGATTTTGGAGAATTTGATTATTACAATCAGATTAGTCTCACATATTATGCGGATGGCGTCTTAACTGAAGGAGACGAAATTATTGAGGATGTGGATGACATCGTTGGAGAGGAATCACTAAATCATTTCGGTGAATATGAGGATGATTCCGTACATGTCAGAAATGACAGACTGAAGTGTGATTATGAGATTTTATGGGATAACAGGAACTACTCTGATGTAGTCAAATCTAAACCACGTCCAATCGAATTGGGGGATTAGAGTGACAAGAGATTATATGATTAACCGATATTTCAATTGGATGTATGATCTCGTATGTGTCAATCGGTATTCAAAGCGTTTATCCTATCGTAAGCTTCTGGATTATTTGTTTCGAACCGATTTTATTTATATTATTGGTATGGACGGTAATAGAGCGGAAGATGGGATAAACCTTAGATATCGATTTGGACATGAATGCGGATATGCAGATGCGGAGATATCTAATTATTTAGACGATAGAGAATGCAGCGTGTTAGAAATGATGGTTGCATTATCAGATCGTTGTGAAGAACATATCATGGATGATCCAGATATCGGTAATCGTACCGGTAAATGGTTCTGGGATATGATTGAAAACTTGGAGTTAGATGGTATGTCTGACACCTCGTTTGATGAATGTTATGTAGAAGAGGTAATCGACAGATTACTAAATAGAGAATATGGACGTAATGGAGAAGGTGGATTGTTTTATATTCCGCATTGTCCATATGATTTACGTTCGGAAGAAATTTGGTATCAGATGATGTGGTACCTAGACAGATTCATAAAAAATTAAGGAGCGTGTTAAAAATGAACGACGTATTTGGTTATATTTTCAAGAGTTTGAGCACAAATGAAGTGGTTACAAAGCAGGTTTGTAAAGTGGTGAATAATCACAGTAAAGCACTCAAATTAACAACTGTGTGCATTTGCAGCATTTCTATTCATATGTTACTAAAAACATTGGAAGATGCCGCAAGAGACAAAAAGATCGCTGAGCTTAAAAACGAAATTGAGGAGCTGAAGAAGAAAGGAGAATAGTCACTATGTTGGACTTCTTAATGATTTCAACTCGTTCAACGAAGCGAGGCGTAATAGAAATCTATCCGAAGTTCGTGATTAAGAAAAGCTCCGATTTAATGATTCGTGGTGGTGACTTCTATGCTATCTGGAATGAGGAACGTGGTCTGTGGTCTACGGACGAGCAGGACGTAATTTATTTGATTGATAAAGAACTGGATAGATATGCAGAAGAAAATCGTCAAAGATTCGATTCCAATATCAAAGTGCTTTATATGTGGGATTCAGAAAATGGAATGATTGACCATTGGCACAAGTATTGTCAAAAGCATATGAGAGATTCTTTCCATATGTTAGATGAGAAATTGATATTTTCGAATAGTGAGACCAGAAAGAAAGATTACGCTAGTAAGCGATTAAACTATCCTCTGGAAAAAGGTGAGATTAATGCTTGGGAAAAGCTAATTTCTACTTTATATACTGAGGAAGAACGGAAAAAGATTGAATGGGCTATTGGCTCTATTATATCTGGAGAATCTAAAAGATTGCAGAAATTCTTGGTGTTATATGGTGCTGCCGGAACTGGTAAGTCAACTATCTTAAACATCGTTCAGCAATTATTCGAAGGGTACTATTCCGTATTTGATGCGAAAGCTCTTGGTTCTTCCAGTAATGCATTTGCGTTGGAGGCATTCAAGAGCAATCCTTTGGTTGCGATACAGCATGATGGTGATTTATCCAAGATTGAGGATAACACTAGATTGAACAGTTTGGTTTCACATGAGTTAATGACGGTAAATGAAAAGTTTAAGTCTACCTATTCTAATCGTTTCAAAAGTTTTCTATTCATGGGTACGAATAAGCCAGTGCGAATTACAGATGCCAAGTCGGGATTAATTCGAAGATTGATAGATGTAACTCCATCTGGAAATAAATTAGACCCAAAAGAGTATAAGCAAATCATGAAGCAGATAGAATTTGAATTGGGAGCGATTGCTTATCACTGTCAAGAGGTATATTTAAGTAATCCCGGTGAATACGATGATTATGTTCCGATTGCAATGTTGGGAGCGTCCAATGACTTCTATAATTTTGTAATCGATTCGTATCATGTGTTCAAGAAAGAAGATGGAACAACTCTAAAAGCCGCATGGGAAATGTATAAGACATACTGTGACGAGGCAAAAGTTGGTTATCCGTATTCTCAAAGGATATTTAAAGAGGAATTGAAGAATTACTTCTGGGATTATAAGGACAGATTTAATATGGATGACGGTACAAGAGTAAGGAGTTATTATATAGGATTCCGTACTGATAAGTTTGAAACTGTAAAAAAGCCGGAGGAAAAAGATGGAACAAAAAATGATGTTTATCTCAACTTTACCGCTAGGGACAGCATTTTCGACAGAGCTTGCTCGGGTTGCAAAGCTCAGTACGCAAATGAACGAGAAATCCCAAGTAAAGGATGGGATTATGTCACAACAACATTGTCTGGAATCGACACTTCAAGACTTCATTATGTCAAGGTTCCAGAGAATCACATAGTAATTGATTTTGATATCCCAGATGAAAATGGTGAAAAATCATTCGAGCTGAATTTGAAAGAAGCGAGCAAATGGCCTCCAACTTATGCCGAATTAAGCAAGAGTGGAGCCGGTATTCATCTTCATTATTTATATTCTGGGGATGTGTCAAAATTAAGTCGAATTTATGACGACCACATTGAGATTAAAGTGTTCACAGGTAAGAGTTCACTGAGAAGGAAACTTACAAAGTGTAATGACTTGCCTATCGCAACTATTAGCTCAGGGTTACCAATGAAAGGAGAAAAAATGGTAAATTTCGAGGCTATAAAGAGCGAGAAAGGGCTTAGAACACTGATAAAACGTAACTTAAATAAGGAGATTCATCCAGGTACTAAGCCTAGCATCGACTTTATTTACAAGATATTGGAAGATGCGTATAACAGTGATTTGAATTACGATGTCACGGATATGCGCAATGCTATCTTAGCTTTTGGAGCAGCTAGTACACATCAAGCAGAATACTGTATCAAACTTGTTAACAAGATGCAGTTCAAATCTGCTGATACATCGGCTGGTGTAAAAAACGATAATGCCAAAACTGTATTCTATGATATTGAGGTCTTTCCAAATTTGTTCTTAGTGAACTGGAAATTGGCAGGTGTTGATAAACCGGTAGTACGAATGATTAATCCATCACCTTCAGAGATTGAAGAGTTGATGAAATTCCGATTAATCGGTTTTAACTGTCGAAGATATGATAATCATATTTTATATGCTCGATTAATGGGATACGATAATGAAGCATTGTACAAGCTCTCTCAGAGAATTATCTCTGGAAGTTCAAATTGTTTCTTTGGAGAAGCCTATAATGTATCTTATACAGATGTGTATGATTTTGCATCGGCGGGTAATAAAAAAGGTCTGAAGAAGCTTGAAATCGAAATGGGAAATCTGACTGAAGATGATTTAGCAAAGAAGGGTTTCTCAGAAGAAGAAATAAAAATTATCAAAGCCGGAACACATCACCAGGAGTTAGGTCTTCCTTGGGATCAGCCGGTACCAGAAGAGTTATGGACTAAAGTCGCTGAATATTGTGATAACGATGTTATTGCAACTGAGGCGGCTTTTCATTATTTAAAGGCAGACTGGACCGCTAGACAGATTCTGGCAGATTTGGCTGGTATGTCTGTAAATGATACCACAAACTCATTAACTACTAGAATTATATTTGGTTCGGAGCGTAAGCCGCAATCACAATTCCATTATCGTAATTTGGCAGAGCCTACAAATAATGTAGATGAGGAAACATATCAATTCCTTGCCGAAGCTTGTCCAAAGATGATGTCTAAAACTCATGGTGAAGCAGGAAGTATCTTGCCATATTTCCCGGGTTATAAATACGACCATGGCGTTTCTACCTATCGTGGAGAAGAAGTTGGTGAGGGCGGTTATGTATATTCTGAACCCGGCATGTATGGAAATGTCGCATTATTAGACGTTGCTTCTATGCATCCACATAGTACCATTGCAGAATGTTTATTTGGTCCGAAATTCACAAGGGCTTTCTATGATATTGTGGAGGGTCGTGTAAGTATCAAACATGAAGCATGGGAAATTGTAAACAATATGCTAGATGGAAAATTAACTCCGTTCATTCAGAAAGTAATTGACGGGGAAATGAAATCTGCTGATTTGGCAAACGGTTTAAAGACAGCTATTAACTCTGTATATGGTTTGACAGCTGCGAACTTCGATAATCCTTTCAGAGATCCTCGTAATATTGATAATATCGTGGCAAAGCGTGGTGCTTTGTTTATGATTGATTTGAAATACGAAGTGCAGAAGAGAGGATTCACGGTTGCTCATATTAAAACAGACTCTATCAAGATTCCAGATGCAACTCCGGAAATCATCCAGTTTGTTATGGAATTCGGTGAGGATTATGGCTACACCTTTGAACATGAGGCTACGTACGACAGAATGTGTCTGGTAAACGATGCTGTTTATATTGCTAAGTATAAAGATGCTGAAGAGTGTGAACAGATCTACGGATACAAACCAGGAGATAACAAAAAGAAGAGCGGCAAATGGACCGCGACGGGTACTCAGTTCCAGATTCCTTATGTATTCAAGAAGATGTTCAGTAAAGAAGAAATCACATTCAACGATATGTGTGAAACAAAATCTGTAACCTCGTCTTTATATTTAGATATGAATGAGGATTTACCGGATGTTTCTGAGTATGAAGAATTGAAAGATGCTCGTTCCAAGTATCCAGATTGGACTATGGTTGGATTTGAACCATTGAAGAAAGCTGATAAGATTCTTGAAAAATATAAGGATTTAAGCGACGAAAAACTTGAATCTGAGATATCAAAAGGTCACGCTTATCACTTTATTGGAAAAGTTGGTCAGTTCTGTCCGATTAAACCGGGATGTGGCGGTGGATTGTTATTACGAGAAACCGAAAATAAAAAGACTGGCGAAAAAGGATATGCAGCGGCTACCGGCTCTAAAGGATATCGCTGGTTAGAATCAGAGATGGTAAGAGAAAAGGGATTACAGGATAGTATCGACCGTTCTTACTACGATGCTATGGTTGACGAGGCGATACATACGATTGTTGCATATGGTGACTACTCATGGTTCGTATCTGATGACCCTTACATTGGACCATCTTTTGAGAAGGGTGAATATATGGACAAACCAGTATACACCACAGAATTACCATGGCGTTAGGAGAACATCATCATGATTAAACGAATTAAACAATGGTTTAAAAGACATATCGATTACCGTATTGTAGGCGAATACTATGATACGGTAGACGGTATTCATTACACAAAGAAGTACAACAAAAAATATTATTTTAAGAAATAAAGGAGATTAAAGCTATGGCTAACAATTATGTAGACAATATTATTATTGAAAATGCGAGATTGCTTCCGGGACAGTTTCATAACTTTTCTGGAAGAGAGGGTAAATTCAACAGAGAAGGAGACAGAAGCTTTTGTGTAGCTATCGATGATCCGGAATGGGCTGAGAAGTTATCACAGGATGGATGGAATGTGAGAATCTTAGCACCTCGCGATTCGGACGAAACTCCTACACATTATATTCAGGTAGCAGTAAGTTACAAGGTTGCTCCTCCTAAAGTATATATGGTAACTCGTAAGACCAAGACAAAGCTGGACGAGGAATCAATCGACACGCTTGATTTTGCAGAGATTAAGACGGTTGACCTTGTTATCAATCCATACAAATGGGAAGTAAATGGTAAATCTGGTATTAAGGCATATTTGAAAGAGATGTATGCTGTTATTGAAGAAGATGCCTTTGCTCATAAGTATGCGGAACAGGAATGTCCGGATGACGAAGAACCACCTTTTAGATAAGGAGCAGATATGACAGATTTTGAAAACTATGTGGAACGATATTGTAAAAAGCATGGATGCTCTGCAGAAGAAGCAAAGAAACATGCTTTAGTCAAAGAAGTTCAAAAATATTACAATGAAACAAACAAGGGAGTTGTCAAATGATGACTCCCTTTATATTTTGAAATGGAGAAATTCAAATGGCAATCCCATTATATGATTATCAACGAGAAGCCATCGCAGAAATGCACAACGGTTGTATTCTTTGTGGTGGCGTAGGTTCTGGTAAATCAAGAACAGCTCTTGCGTATTATTATGTTGAACAAGAGGGTGTTCTGGAACCAAATTGCTATGAACCGATGGGAGATCCACCACAGGATTTATATATTATCACTACGGCTCGTAAGAGAGACACATTGGAATGGGAGGGCGAATTATCGCCTTTCCTTCTTTCCACAAATCCAGAAGAAAATTTATACCAAAATAAAGTGGTAATCAATTCTTGGAATAATATCGGAAAATATGTAGATGTGAAAAATTCGTTCTTTATATTTGACGAGCAAAGAGTAGTTGGTAGTGGTGCATGGGTTAAAGCATTTTACAAGATATGTGCTGCGAATAAATGGATTCTGTTAAGTGCTACTCCCGGTGACAAGTGGGAGGATTATATTCCAGTATTTGTAGCGAATGGCTTCTATAAAAACAAATCAGAATTCATACGAGAGCATGTGGTATATTCTCGTTTTAGTAAATTTCCAAAGGTTGACAGATATCTGAACACAGGAAGATTAATTAGATTACGCAACAATGTATTGGTGAATATGGATTTTAAGAGAAGAACCATTTCTCATCACGAAGATATTTTTGTTTCCTATGATATTTCTGCTTATAAAGATATTATCCGAAACCGATGGAATCCTTGGATAAACAAGCCAATCAAGAATGCAAGTGAATTATGTTATTCTTTGAGAAAAATTGTGAATACAGATCAATCAAGAATTGTAGCTCTCATGGAGATTTTAGAAAAGACTCCGAGAGCTATTATATTTTATAATTTCGATTATGAATTGGAGTTATTAAAGAGTTTGCTGGTTTGTGATGAAACTTGTGAAGGTTATCATGGATGTTGTGGTAACGAAGAGTCTTGTTATGGTGAGGTTGCAGAATGGAATGGTCATAAACATCAGCCAGTACCGGAATCCGAGAAATGGGTATATTTGGTTCAGTATACAGCAGGAGCCGAGGGATGGAACTGCATAAAGACTGATACGATTATATTCTTTTCTCAAAATTATTCTTATAAAATCATGGAACAATCATCCGGACGAATTGATAGGTTAAATACTCCTTATTCTGATTTATATTACTATCATTTGAAAAGTCGTTCCGGAATTGATTTGGCAATCAGTAGAGCATTAAGTCATAAGAAAAAATTCAATGAAAGTAGTTGGGCTGGTACTCAAAAAGCATGATAGAAAGGAGAAAAAATGGCAGGTAGATTACCAATTGGCTCTGGGTGTTTCCTTGTGAGTTATGATTTTACGAACGGTAAAGACAAAAGTATTATGCTCGTAGGACAGAGAGATATCAAAGGAAATACAGTAGTTATAAACGGTTTCCAAGGAAAGGAAGCTGAAGAATTATTTGCAAAACTCACAACTACGGACAAAGTATGGGGTTAAAAGATAAAAAAAGGAGAAAAAGAAATGATTAACATTGAAAATGTAAAAGTATATGGTTTAGAAGAGGCTATTCGTGGTATGAGAAATCCGCTGAATTCCTGGGCAAAGTCAGACACAGGTGTTTGCAAAGGTGGGGATGATGGAATTGGTTGTGCTAACTGTGCAATGGAAGAAAAGTGTGAGCACAGCTATGATTACTCCTTACAGGTTGGTAAAAAGGACCACGATCTCATGATGCGTTTGGCAGCAGCTGGAAAACCTCATAGCAAGTACAGACGTATGATTATTGTCTATTTAGACATTGTGGCGCCTTTATATTGGTGGAAGGAATTTGATACCTATAAGGTTGGAACTGTGGCGAACAGCTGCTCTACGATGCACAAAATAGCCGAGAAAGAGTTTACATGGGATGATTTCAGTTATGAACATTTATTTAGAGTTAGAGATTGTAAACTCGGAGAACCTGTTCCAACACTTGCGCTTGAGACAACCATCAATGCTCTAAATTACTGGAGAGAAAAATATTTAGTAGCGCTTAAAACACAAGAAGAAACCGGTCTATCTGCTAAGGATATTTGGTGGCAGATGATTCAACTTCTTCCGAGTAGCTATAATCAGCGTAGAACGATTATGTTGAACTACGAAGTTCTGAATGCTATCTATTACTATCGTAAGCTTCACAAACAGGACGAGTGGAGAGAATTCTGTAAGTGGATCGAATCTCTTCCATATTCTGAACTGATTACCTGTAATGGTTATGAGGGGAAATAACGCATAATTTGCATAGTCCTTTATGAAAAGGAGGGCTAAAAAATGAGTTGCATAAAAAGATGGCTGGAAGACCACATCAATGAGTTCAGTTATGATGAACTTAGAGAAATGGGTTATTCAGACGAAGAAATTAAAATATTTAGGGAAAGTTTTCCTAATCCAAAGGAGTCTCATTAATTTGGGACTCTTTTGTTTTTCATTGAAAGGAGAAAAAATATGAACTTTAAAGTGTTCGAAAGTAGTGAAGGTAACGTGTGGAAATATGTATTCACAAAAGAAGATATAGTTGCAGAAGCAGTTTTATATCGTTATGAAGATTTCTATAAACGAACAGTTATTTGTTGCTCTACTATGAGTGGTTGTCCTGTTGGCTGTAAGTTCTGTGGTACTGGTAATAAATTTATCAGAAATCTCACATCCGATGAAATCGTTGAACAGATTATCACCATACTGAAAGATAAATGTATTGAAGATGTAGAAGTATTTGGAAAGAGATTTCAAATTATGTTCATGTCTATGGGTGAACCTTTGCTTAATTGGTATGAGGTAGAACGAGCTATCGAAAGATTGCATGAATTATTCCCGGCAGCGGAATTATTACTTTCTACAATTGCTCCGAATGGAATCTCAGCCTTATTAGAGCAGACAGCTGAGGAATGTAATGAATTAGCGAAAGCTTGTTTGAAGTTATCACGCAAATTTCGTAACGAGAATCCTACACCTCTTACTTTTGATGAGATTAT